TAAACCCAAGAAACCTACTGTTAAACCCAAGAAACCTACTGTTAAACCCAAGAAACCTACTGTTAAACCCAAGAAACCTACTGTTAAACCCAAGAAACCGTCTGTTAAACCCAAGAAACCTGCTAATATGTAAATGATTATAATTCTTTTTCTCAAATCTTCAAGTGTATATAAGTATGTGAGAATACAATTTGTTTCATTATTTTTGTTATTGTATAAAAAAATGATATGACGACTCTGTATTTTAAGTATACAATAGACAACAATGGATACTAAAAGTGATAATCGTAAAAAAGAAATTTATAAGATGGTTTTCGAGAATCCTTCTTATTATTCAAATTGGTTGGATGAGATTAAAAGCAATAGAGTAAACGAAGAAGGATGTGTTAGAAATCCTTTGCATAAGCATGGAGGTATCATTTATACTGAGAAAGGCGAGCTATATTCGATGCTATGGCATGCGCGCGTAGATGTTATGCAAGGAAACTACGATTTCAAAGATATTCCCAGACCATAAAAAGTAGTTTATTGCGAGGAGGTATACTGGTTAGATTATTTGAATTATTTGAAAAAATCAAAGAATAATGTTGATTCGTAATAGGACTATCGTGGCCCATCGTGGTCCATCACGGTCCATCACGATATAAATACCCGAAAACTAAAAAATTGTTAGGCAGAACATAATACACAGCTATCTCCGTTATATTCGGCGCATCTCAATTTTTTTTTAGCAAATTCAGGATCTATAGTAAATTGCTGAGTTTTTGCCTTTGGTTTTGTTCTCAAATAATACGATCCTGTTTTAAGTCCCTTGGAATGTCCGTAAAAGTGCATCGAAGATAATTTCTGAAAGTCTGGTTCTTCAATAAATATATTTAAGCTCTGTGTTTGGCAAATATATTTTCCTCTATCAGCAGACATATCAATAATAACACGTTGCTTAATTTCCCAAGATGTTTTATATAGCTCTTTCATAGTTGCGTCGATATTCGGGATATTCTGAATACTTCCTTCGTGCAAAATAATAGTATCGCGCATTTCTTTATTCCATAACCCCGTGTTTATCAAATCGTTAATAAGATACTTGTTTATAACAATGAATTCTCCGCTCAGTGTTTTTCTTTGGAAAATATTATTAGTAATTGGTTCGAAACTTTCGTTGAATCCCATAATTTGTGACGTAGATGCGGTAGGCATAGGAGATAGCAATAGACTATTTCTAATTCCATACTCTTTAATATCATTTCTCAATTTCTCCCAATCATATCTATCGTTCGGTTTTTCTTCCCACAAATCAAATTGAAACAATCCTTCTGATATGGGACTGCCTTCGAAAGTACTATAAGCTCCGCAATATTTTCCCGAAATATTTTTCATTTCAAATTCATTAACGTAATTATTAATATCTTCGTCACTCTCTTTCGCTAAGATTTTATTAATAACATTATAACGTTTTTTAGACAATTCCATAGATGCTTCAACAGCGGCATGATATATTGTTTCAAAAATATCTTTGTTAATATTTGATGCTTCAGCTGATTCGAACGGATGCTTGAGAATCATAAAGACATCCGCGAGACCTTGAACGCCAATTCCAATAGGCCTATTCTTTAAATTTGAAACCCTACCCTTTTCAATCGGATAAAAGTTTTTATCAATTACTTTATTAAGATTCTTAGTAATTACTTTAACAACCTCATGAAGCTTTTCATAATTAAATATACCATTCTCGATATACGTGGGTAGGCAAATAGATGCTAAATTGCATACACCAGTTTCTTCGGGTGAAGAATAAATTAAAACTTCTGCGCACAAATTACTCGACTTAATAGTTCCCAAGTTTTTCTGATTACTCTTTCTATTCGCAGCATCCTTATATAAAATATAGGGAACTCCTTGCTCTATTTGAGATTCCAATATTTTAAACCATAGGTCTTGAGCATTTATTTGTTTATTATATCTCCCTTCGTTTTCATAGCTCTCATATAGTTTATTAAATTCATCTCCGTATACTTCGCTCAAGCCGGGGCATTTATCAGGGCACATCAACGACCATTGTTTATTATTTTTAACTCTTTCCATAAATAAATCAGAAACCCATAGAGCCATAAATAAATCACGACATCTTTCTTCTTCACTACCATGGTTTTTCTTTAATTCAAGAAAGGCCTCGATATCACAATGCCAAGTTTCGAGATATACAGCAATACTTCCAAGACGTTTCCCTGCTTGATCTATATATCTTGCTGTATTATTGAATACCCTTAGCATAGGTATAATTCCATTTGATATTCCATTAGTACCTCTGATATAACTCCCTTTACCTCTTACCTGATGAATATGTATACCTATTCCTCCAGCATATTTGGAAATCAACGCCATTTCTTTCAATGAATCATAGATGCCCGATACACTATCGTCATTCACCGAACATAAGAAACAACTGCTAAGTTGTGGGCGTCTTGTACCAGAATTAAATAGCGTAGGCGTAGCATGTGTAAAATATTTTTTACTCAACAAATCATATGTTTGGAGAACCTCTCTAATATCATTACCGTGAATTCCAATAGCAACACGCATCCACATATGCTGAGGTCTCTCAGTTACCTTCTTGTTAACTCTAATTAAATATGCGCGCTCTAACGTCTTAAATCCAAAATAATCAAATGAGAAATCTCTCTGATAATCTATATAGGTATTAAGTTTTTCCTTATTTTTAGAAACAATATCATAGAGTTCGTCAGAAATAAGCGGCGAATTCATATTATGAATATCCTTGTTGTCGTAAAGTATCTGTACTGTTTCAGAGAAAGAAGGCGACGTATTTTTATGATGATTTGAAATAATAATTCTCGAAGCCAAGAGATTATATTCGGGATTATCGAGAGACATACTGCTACACAAGTAAGCAGCCATTTCATCCAACTCACTCGTTTTAACTCCGTCGTAAATCCTTGAACAAACTTTTTGCGCAAGCTCTGATACATTGATATTTAGGTCATTAGATAGATTTTTAAGACGCGTCAGAACCTTATCAAAACTAACATCCTCGTATTCACCATTTCTTTTAACAACTTTCATAATTATATTACTATGTCGTTTAACCTCTATATATATTTTTACAAATATAAATATTAAATATTAAAAATAAATAAGTTTACAAATTACAGTCGAGGATAATACCTTTTGTCGTCTGCTTATACCCTATGATTTTAATTTCTCCACTATGTTCTTTATAATGGCAATTTTTACAAATAGCAACGAGGTTATGTTTTACATTTTTATGAGATGTGCCTATGAAACCGTCTGTATTAGCAGTCTCTTGATATTTTATATGATGTGTTTCTGTAGCCACCGAATTATTGCATACTTCGCAGATATTTACTAATTTCTTCTTATTATATCTTGATTTCTTATTTTTAATTAGATCATTCTCTAAATTTGTAACCTCCTTTCTATATACCTCGGCTTTTTTAAGGAAATCAATGGGCATATCAAGAGATTTGCAAACCTCTAAGCCATATATATTAGATCCTTGACCTTCTTGAATTTTCCTATCATATATAATCTCATTATTTTTGCCTATATCTATTCTGATGTGTTTTACAAATAATTTATCGTTTTTAATATGTTCTTTTATACAAGACATAGTAGTCAATTCATGTAAATGTGTAGCAAATATGAAAGATGCCCCCTTATTTATTAGAGTATCTATTCCTGCCGATACAATAGCAATTCCCGATATAGATTCGGTTCCGCAGCATATTTCATCTCCGATAACCAAGCTATATTTATTACATCTTTGTAAAATATTGCGCAATTCAGTCATCTCTACAGTAAAACTCGACATCCCTTTGTAAATATTATCAATTCCCGAAATTCTCGTAAATATTCTTTTGTAAGGATAATATACCATTTCTTCTGCGGCCACATACATACCTGATTGGGCCATTATAATATTTAATCCCACAGCCTTCATAAAAGACGATTTGCCCGACGCATTGATACCATATAGTAATAGACCGTCCTTATTTATATTAATATCATTCCCCACATATTCCAAATCATCCTGTATTCTCTCAATTAGAGGATGTCTCATATTTTTCATATTAGCAAAAGAAGAGTCGCAATCTTTATCTGAATTATCTATTATAGGTCTCTTATAACAATAATCAAATGCATTTTTTGCATTATTCGCAGATATATCAACACGCGCAATATACTTGATTAGAATATCAATATTTTCGCTATTAACCTCGATAAACCGCGCAATGAATTCATTATAATATTTTAATACTAATTCTGAGATTCTATCGGCATATTCACTAATATTTTTAGAGTGCTTCTCAATAAATTTATTAGTAATCTTATAGTTAGACGATGACGATGATATAGGCTTCGCTTTAAAATCGGACATATACGAAGTATTAGTTTTTAGGGCAAACTCATATCTTTTCTTAGTTATTATAATAAAATACTCACGATCTTTATCAGCATACTCTATCTTACAAGAGGTACTATCATTCGCCCCTATTTTATTTATTTCTTCGCAGTATTTTGAGATCTCTTTAAAAATAGCATTGCTATCCCGAGCAATATTATCTATATCTTCGTATATTCCTTCTTTAAATATATTTCCCATATTATTTTTATCAGCCAAGTTGTATTTTGATGCATTTTCCATATCTAAAATATCTTCATAAGAGCTCATTATTATTCTAATTATAGATAGTATATCTCCGGAATCTTGGAATGCTCCAATATCCTCGTATATCTCTAAACACGAATCTATAGATTCGCGAAAATTAATCCAATCTAATGGAGCAATTTTATTTAAAAGTAATTTGCGCTTAAATCTCTCTATATCCGATATTTTCGACAGATGCTTTCTTATTTTAGAAAAACTATTGTCTTTCAAGAGTTTATCAATATCATCATAGGATTCGTTGATTTTTTTAATGTTAATCATTGGCGCAAGCAATTTCTCCTTAAAATATCTTGATCCAAATGCAGTAACGCATCTATTCAAAATATCAATTAGTGGCTTATCATTTTGATATACACCAAGGATATTTAATTGCACAGCAGAGTTAAACTCGATAGACATATTATTGTTATTTTCTAATATTTCAGGTATCTGCAACTCTTTAATTATGTCTGCATTATGTTCATATGCAAATTGCAATAAACAACAGAATCCTTCTCTCGCTATAGTCAGCCGCTCCATATTTAACATCTCAATTATAGAGACAAGCCCCGTCTTTATAAAAAAGGCCTTTTCTAATATATAGCGCTGATTTAGTATATTTTTATAAAAAGATATGTATTTGCAATCATCCCATTTATAATGCACCAATATGTTATTAATATTTAAATTTTTCAATATTTTCTTCTTAGATTTTTCGTCAATTTTATCACCTAATATTATTAGTTCGATGGGGTTATAAGCACTAATCATTCTGAATACTTCATCGTTTGCTAATTCTGGGTCATCTTTAGTAGAGCCAATTTCGTATACAAATGTTTTCCCAGTAGACAGATCAATTCCTGATATACCAGCGATAACATAATTATTAATTAATTCGTAAATGACGACCATCATATAATTGCTCTTTTTGTCTGTGATATTAATATTAGAACCAGGTGATAATATTTCAGCTACAGAGCGAGTTACGTTTTTATTATCTTCGCCTTGTTGAATAATAACAATTGTATAATTGTTGTTCAATAATATTTGAGTGAATTTACTCACAGAATGCATAGGAAACCCAGCCATCACTGGATTATTTCGTGAGATTTCCTTAATAGACTTGTTTTTTTTCGTAGTTTGTATTCCGCATATATCTGCTATTTTATAAATATCATAATCATTATTGTTATATTCGGCGATAGTATACATTTCGTAAAAAGACCCTACTTGTAAAAATACAATACATTTATCTCCATATTGGTCTTTATATTTTTGCATATAATCGATATATTCGTCGATTATCATCTTCATAATTATATATATAATATATTCTTAAATAAAAATAATATAAGAATTTATCGTAATAATATTATATTATGGAGCAAGAAAAAGAATTGGAATTTAAAAAGGTATTAGATATTGTAACAGATATCGATTTGGAGTCTTATTCTCTAACTAATTCTGTTAAATTGGAGTTTTACAAATTTTATAAACAGTCGATGTTTGGCGATTGCAATACTCAGCGGCCCACATTTTTATATTTTAAGGAGTGTGCAAAATGGGATGCGTGGAATAGCATTAAAAATATGTCCAAATATGATGCGATGAACAATTATATTCGCTGTTATAATAACTATATCAGAATCTAATTTATTCGGATTTTTCTTTTACCAAAGTATAAGCGTCATTATACCTACCTAAAAGATACCAGTATTTTATTAATTCTACTCTATCCCATATAATTCGGCAACCTTTTTCATTATAATACGTGTGGATGATCGAATAATCTCCGTTTGCATGTTCTTTACCAATTGATTCATCTATGTTTACGTTGAAAGAGTTTAATATTTGTTCATAATTGAACAAGTATAATATATAATAATATACAATTAATGAATATATGAAAAAACATATTACCATAATATCAAAAGGTTTAAAGGTAAATAATAATTTTAGTAGGTATATAATGATCATGTAAAGTAAATATAATATTTTTATTAATATGTTCGGAATTATCATTAAAATCTCATCTATAGTCATAGTTACAAATATATATATTAATAACACTAAGATTATTATGAATGATATGCTATATCCAATAGCTTTACCTAAAACTTTAAGTATATTAAACTTACCAGATAAAAAATCCATAAATTGTTGAAAAGCACCACTAAAATAATCGCCATCATATAAAAACCATTTTAGCATTCTTATAATCCATATAAATATGGGATTTAAAACAAAGATATATGTAAATAGTAAAATCCAATATAAAATATATGCGTATGCATAATTAATAATCTTGGATATCTGATGATTGCTAATTATATTTATAATATAAAGAATTAATGCTGCGAAAAGTACTGATAATATTATTGTAAAAACAGTTGGATATACTATTAAAAAACTCTTATATAGTTTAAATATATATGTATATTCGTCGAATATATTAATAGGTTCGGTGTCCAGTTTAACAGGCATTACTTTGTAAATCTTATCATCATTCTTTTTACCACTTTGTGTCTGATCTATTTTATCATCTTTATCATCCATTTGTATATCTAATAAAACTTCCTTATCATCCAAAGTATCATATATTCCATATAATTTAAGTCTTTCTGCAAAAATACTGTTTTTACTAAAGCAAGCAGCTCTGCAATATCTAAATAAGTATATAATATATTTTTTAATATCATCACTACTACTACTATCAGCTTTTATTTGTTCAACAATTTTATCATAATTTTCTAGAGATACTAAAGAACTGGCATATAATAAGTTATATTTTTTTTTCTCTGAATTAAAATCATTCAAATATTTTATATATAACTCATCGCGTTTATCAAATAAATTATAAAATCCTTCAATATCTTTCTTAATCGCTCTAATAATCTTTTCTCGATTTTTTTCATTTTCCTTAAAAAGATAATCAATATATTTTTTTAATCTATCGTAAGCTTTTTCTATATCGGTTGTAATTGTTCTAACAGGATTATAATCTACATAATTATTTATTTTAACATAATTATTTATTGTAGCTAATAAATTAGCTCGTATGTCCGAACTAATATTTACAAACTTATTTTTTATTATCAAATTTTCTTTATCTTTTTTATCGACGTCTGTGATATTTTCATTAATTCCATCATATAATAAATGATCTAATGTATAATAGTAGTTTCCTTTAATATTATCTTTTTTGTGTATAAAGTCTTTTTTAAAATGGCTACCTATTATACAAATAATAGCCAACGGGTCGTGAGGTAAAAAATTTTTATATTTTCCATATTCAAATGTTTTTTTATTCTCGCATTTATATATATTATTAATTATAAAATCATCTTTGCATTCCTTGAAGCATCCCGACGGTATATCATATGATATTGTATTTTTAGCCAATTCATTATAACGACCGTCGCGATTACCTAAAAAGTAATAAGATGTAGTAAACCATTTTTGCCATTGTTCTGTAATATTATTACACTGACCCTTAATATCAGTTATAGCATAATATGTTTTGGTTAGCTCTAATTTTCTATCATTATTAATATTGTATATTTTATTTTTCTGATTATTATTAAAAGTATTAATATCTATATGATATGCACCTTCTTTTTCGTTTGATAATTCCATATTTATATTATAATGAATGCATTTTTCTTCCATTTTTAGATTTCTTATGTTATTATTATAATATATATTTATAATCATTCTCTGTTCTTAGAATTTTCTTAAACATTTTATTGTATTTTACTATAACCATCTTCTCCTTTTTGTTTTTCAGGTCCACAAATACCTTCTATATCTGCAATAGTACAATTGCTACTAAATATATTTTTATCGGCATCTGCTCCAGTGCATTTAATTGTATATTTATAGTTACTACCATCTTGTTCTAATACTAAGCTTGTGTTCAATTTAGATAAATTAGCTGTTTGACCATAAATTTCTTTAACATGATCTTTCAATTCCATCGGTCTTATTAATAATATAGCTTTTCCTTGTAATTGTGATTCCTTAATATCATCATTATATATACCATTGTTAATAATAAAATTATAATCAAATGTATATATATTATCATATATCCCACCATTATCAGCATCCTCTCTTGATAATTCAAACGGATAAGACGAATAATTTCGCGCATCACTTATAAATTCACTACTAAAATCCTTGAAGAATACTACTCTTTTTACAAATGATTGATATAAAACTTGTATTTCATCAAATAATAATTCAAATTGCAAGGGGATTCGTGATAATGAAGCAAATAGCGTATAATCGTTATTATCATTATATTTTTTCATTTTATCATTGAATTTTTCAGATATTTTTTTATCTATTTCAGGTGGCGCATATATCTCAAAAATAAATAAAATAATTAATATAATACATGCTGTTACTATAAAAAACCCCGCTATTGTATCTGACCAATTTTTAAAAAATATAATTACAGGATATAAAAATTGTGGTAATGTCTTAATTGCAACTACAATTATGTTAGCACTTCCATTAGTTAAAGTGTTAATACCTTCTTGAAAAAGATGTTGGTTATTTTCATTATCTATTTTCTTTTCACGGCCTTTACGCTCTCTATCTTCTCTATATTCTATATCGATTTTCCCTATATCTTTAAGATAGCCTTTTAATCGATCTTGTAATATTTTTTCTATTCTATCATCTATTATATTTTTAATACCACCTTCATCATTGCTTTTTAAATCTATTAAACCATCGCTTAATAATATAAATTTGCTATAATATTGTTTATGATCGTCTATCGTTCGAAATAATTCAATATTAATAATCTTATATAATAAATTATATTCCAAATAATACCATATTGCTTGTATAAAATAATAAAATAAAAATATTATATACAATATAGCAGAGACTATAAAAGCACATATAGCAACAATTATTTCAAAATTACTTCCGCTTTTTTCATCGGAATTAATAATATAAGAATTGATTAAATTATAGGTTTCATTTGTCTTATTATAGGATTTCTTAAAAGTATATGAAAATATATCTTTTAACGGATTAGTATCTTTAGTTATTGTATCGTTTATAACACTCTCTGCTAAACGTAAAATATCTGTTTCATTTTTACATTTATTATCCCCCATCTTTTAATTATAAAATATATTAAAATTTATTCTATATATATCTCATTGGTGTAAAATTGCAAAATATATATGTATATATAAATTAAATGTACTTTTATTTAATTATATTATTAATATTACTATATGCCTCTTTATATTATCTATATAATAATGAATTTTCTATATATCAAGTAAATATAGAAAATTTCGACTTTGAACTTTTATATAAAAAACAGCCTATCGTTATTTCAGAAAAGATTACCAATATTGATAATGTAATAGACAACTGGTTTAACTATAATATAATATATAATCTGGACAATAATTATATATGGGAGAAAAATAAGTATAAGTATCTCTTTGTTATATCGAAAGATAATGAACCTGTTGAAATCTCTTTATGCAATCCAAATTCGCATATAATAAATGGAGCAACGCAAGTAACTGGAGTAACGCGAGTACCCAGACAAGATAGCAATATAACAACTATTAAATTGGATAATAAGGCCCTTATTATTCCCTTCAATTGGTACTATTATATATCAGGGAATGCAAACATATACGGGATACATGATTATATCACAATATGTACTTCGGTTTTATCTAAAAAGATATGAAAAAATATAGCAGTAAAACAATTAATGTCATCGGTGGGGTTCGAACCCACGAGTGCTTAAGCACATCAGATCTTAAGTCTGACCCCTTAGACCGCTCGGGCACGATGACTTTAACGCCATATAGGCTATATTAAGTAGAAAAATAATAGTAATGGTGGTATTCCGTTTTATATATATATATAATCTAATCCTTATATATATTTTCTATGGAATTTATAGTGATATGAATTTTTATTATTTTATAAATACGGACAAGAATCAAACAGATACAACAGATACAGCCGCTATAAGAACCATAGACATATTTATATAAAAAATGATATGCTCCGTTACTACGTTACTACGTTACTCCGTTCTCCTGATAAATGGAAGACATATATTATTTGGTACATACCACAGATGATCCCAAATGCCTCAATTGGACTGAATTGAGAACGAGTAAATTTAATATGAATCATCAATTTCCAGGCATTTATTTTTCTCTAATTACCAAAGATAATATTGAGACGGAAAGTATATACTCGGGGAAATATATTCTTATATTTTCTAAAAATCTATTACATCAGAAAAATTATCATATAAATTTAGTAGATTATAATGGTATAATTACTGAGAAAAATACGTATTTTCCTTGGATGTTAAATAATTTTATATCAGATCATAAGGAATTGTGCGTTAGAAAGAGAACCACAATGAATGAAATTGTATTTCATGATAATATAGATATGAAGTATTGTTGCTGCGTAAATATCAGAAATAGAATTGACGAGGATTATTTACTTCCAAATATGCAATTTGAAAACAATATGTTACCTGATATGACTAAAATCCCCTTCTTCTGTTTCCCATTTGAATATATATACACAGGACGTAATCCTTTACCTAAAAGCTCAATCGAATGGTATATTGCTATGTCTAAAATTGCAAATATAGACGATACTTTGGATACTTTGGATACTTTGGATACCATAGAAAAAATAAAAGAGAAGGCCGAATATTTATATAATAATCGCAGTAAACAGAATATAAAAGCATTGCGATACTTTGTTACTTCGCGACTCTTTTTAAATAAAAATTGATATAGTAATATATATGCAAAAATTAATATGGACTGCATAGAAGTTAATGATGTTGATGATATTATCAATGAATTTAATCAGATAGGTATTGAATTACCAGAGAATAATGTATTGATAAACTATATATATTCATTATCTATAGATGAAAATTTAAAAAATTATTTATGTGAACTAATAAGAAATGATTGTGTTACCGAATACTTAACTATATACAATATATGCTGCGAGAATGATATTGAATTGCCTCCATTTTAATCTTTGTGTTACTTCGTACTACTTCGTACTACTTCGTACTACTTCGTTACTTCTTAGCCTTCTTTTTATTTGCCACCTTGGAATCTACAATGCCCAATCTATCATTTTCGTATTCGTTAATAATAACATCTCTGTGAATGACCCATTCTTTTTCAAGCTCATTAAGATCATTCAACCACAGATCTTCAATATTCGTATTTTTAAGATTTTTAAGTTTCTCATTCAATTCGTTATATTCTTTTTCCAATATCACCTTTCTATCATAAGTCAATTGTGAGATAGGCATCTTTAGCAAATAATTATAATGTTTATAATTGACTGTTCCAGCATCTCCAATATCTCCGATGTCTCTGTCTTCGCCATCCTTAGCGTCCTTTTCATCAGACTCGTCGATTACAATAGGTGCGTATTTTAACTCTATTAATCTCAGGGTAATATCAGTCAGTTTTTTATTCATAATTTGAATGTTACCATTGATTACATCAAGGATAAATCGCATTTTATTACTTAAAATCTTAGCATCTTTCTCGAGGATCTTCAATTGATAATTTTTTCTCTCAAAGTATTTCAATACTCTCGTTTCGGCCCATTCTTTAATTATATCAACAGCCGATTCATATTTTTGAATAGCCCCATCTTTATTAAAGAGATGGATGTTATTAATGCTCAAGTTTTTGCTCGATTGTAGTTTAAATAAGACATCGAAGTTAGCTTCAATATTTCCACGGACATTACCATTAAAATGCAGTACGAACTTTACATTCTTTGATGTATAATGATTTTCGATATATTTTAAATTATTGAGATTATTAGTAATCATATTTTCCAAAAACTCCTTATAATCTTCAGTCCACGACCCCACAGGCAATTCAGATATCTCTACTGTCGAATCATCTATCCATTTATATACCCCACGACTGATATATGAATTTTTCTCAGCCTTTGTTATACTACCTTTAAATCCGAGATAGTATGGAGTGATTTCGCTAATATCAAGTATTTCAATTGTATTATAAATATTCTCAATATCTTCCATCGAATTAACGGATATCTCAGACAATTTAATTGAATTACAAATCATCTTGCAGATAGCGATAATATCAGCAGGATTATACTGAGGAATGTTTGTAGAATATCCGGTCCCAATTCCAATACCTCCATTTACGAGAATCATAGGTATTACAGGAACGTAATACTCAGGTTCAATTTGTTGCCCGTCATCATCTTGATAACTTAAGATAGAATTGTCTTCTTCCTTAAAGATTAATCTTGTAAGTTTAGATATTAATGTGAAAATATATCTTGCAGACGAAGCATCTTGCCCACCTTGGCATCTGCTACCAAATTGACCATTGGGACAAAGCAAATTTATATTATTTGTACCTACATATATCTGGGCCATACCAACAATTGCCAGTTGCAGCGAGTTTTCTCCATGATGATACGCAGCTACTTCACTTACATATCCAGACAACTGCGCTACCTTAATTTCATTCGTGTATAACTTTCTTTTAAAGCATGCATAAATGATCTTGCGCGTGCTCTCTTTCAATCCATCGCATATATGATTGATGGAACGCTGCAAATCTCTATTAGAAAAGTGAATCAAATCCTTATCAACAAACGATTTGTAATCTACGTTCAATTTCGAGTAGTCCAATACATTATTTTTATCATAATTTTGAAGCCATACCTTTCTATCGTCGGCTCTTTTCTTATTGAATGCCAAATCTATTACTTCATCGGCTTTATCATCATAAATATATGTTACCTTTTTCATATTCTTAAAATACTCTTTTGCCTCATTATCATCCGAAGTACCCAATCCTTTGTAATATTTGATTTTCCACGAACCATTTTTAGCATTAATTGTTTCGCTCCATTTCTCATAATCAGACATATTGTAAAATTGGATTACTTCTTTTTTGCTATTTGTTGCCTTAATAATAGGAGTGAGCATAGACGTCAAGAATCCAGGGATTTCATAGAGTTCGTGCCACATGCTCTGAAAGATATTGAATATGAGACCTTTAATATGGCTACCATCATGATCCTGATCAGTCATAATCATAATAGATCCATATCGTAGCTCGCTAATATCCTTGTATTTCTTATTTTGCTCCAATCCTAAAATTTTTTTAATAGCCCCGATTTCATTATTATCAGAAATCTTTTGCATTGTCGCATCTTTAACATTAAGAATTTTTCCTCTAAGCGGGAATACACCATATCTATCTCTCCCGATAACACTGAGACCCGCAGTAGCCATAGTTTTAGCCGAATCTCCCTCAGTAAATATGATAGTGCATTCTGCGCTATCTTTTGTTCCTGCCAAATTAGCATCGTCGAGTTTAGGTACAATAATTCTCGATATTTTCTTACCATCAGTTTTTACCAATTTCTTTTTATCATAAAAATCGGTAATGCTAAGAGCCTTATCTATAATTCCTGATTTAAAGAGCTTATCATAGAACTTTTCACTCAATTCACATTTTGAACCGAATTTTGCTACAGGAGTAGTTAAGGTCTCTTTGCTTTGCGAGTCAAAACTCGGATTTACAATAAGTGCTTTTACAAATATAATTAGATTGTCCTTGATATGCTGAGTTTTAACAGTTTTCTTCTTTTTATTCAAAGTCATCTCTACAAGATTTTTAGTAATCATATTTGTAATATATTCAATATGTTTACCACCTTTGATAGTATTTATTCCATTTACAAATGATAGGTATTCGAAAGATCCAGAATTAGAAATTGAAGCACCGATTTCCCATCGTTCCCCGCATGCTTCATAAATCAGAGGCTGTTCTTTCTTATCCAAGAATAATTCACAGTATTTCTCAAAATCTTTGATTGAAATTTTATCTCCATTGAATGAAACGGCGACATCCTTGTTAGTTGTAGCACAAGCATCTATTACACGTCTGTGAAAAAGCTTATAGATATCTTCTGTAATATTCTTAATACCAAATCTTTCATAATCAGGTGTGAAAGTAATTTGAGTATATGGAGCTTTTGAAGATGCTTTAACTGTGGGCTTAACACGCTCAGTCATATTATTGCTAAATGTCTGAGTATATATTTTGCCCGTATAATGATCTACTGTTTCTATAATGAATTCCTTTGAAAATATGTTGGTCAATTTGCTTCCATAACCATTTTTACCACCCCAAATTTTCTCTTCTCCCTTATCATAATTTGTAGATGTAAGAAGTTCTCCGAATATTAGCTCGGGAACCCACAAATCACCATAAGTACTGTGTTTTTTAATATCGACTCCGTTACCATCATTAAAGACTGAAATAGTACCTGTTTCTTTATCGATTGTTACTTTGATATTTTTAACATGCTTGATATTCTCCTTTCCTTTCGCTTCTTCGGCTTTAAGACGCATAGAGTGGTCTATAGCATTTACGATTACTTCATCAAAACATTTCAATAGACCGGGATTATATGTTAATTCAGTCATTTCCATCTTTTTAGAAGTTTCGTTGAATACATAGCTTGTAATCTTTTGAGGTTCAATAGATCCAATGTATGTATCGGGAAGAGCGAGAATATGTTCTAAAAGTTCATATTTCTTATATTTTTCTTCAACGGTCTTCACTTCGTCTTTTACAGTCTTTGGAGGCATTCTAATATATTATGTATAAAGTATTAATATTTATATACAATCAATTTTTATATTATATATATTATATATATTATATTTGCGACTAAAAAATAAAAAATAAATTAAAATTTCATATATAGATAAATGACTGTATTAAATATAACTAATAATAGCGAATATCAGTATATGTTAAATAGCAATGCTTATGTAGTAGTTATATTTTCTGCTAAGTTCTGCAAACCTTGTTGTGAATTTTATCCATCTATGGTAGAGTTATCCGAAACATATAGCGATATTAAATTTATAAAGGTTGATATACAAGAATGTAATGATGTCGATGATATTGATAATATAGTTACTATTCCTCATTTTAAATTTATAAAGAATAAACATGAGCTCTTCTCTTTCTCCGGAGCAAACAAACCGATTATCATTGATACTATTAAAAAACTCTTGAAGGATGGCGAAGAGTAATCTGGCAAGCAAGACCAAATTCAGTATATAAAAATTATACTATATATATAATGTAAAAATGCTTTCTGTCGGAATTCCAAAAGAGATAAAAGCCTGTGAGAACAGGGTATCTATTGTACCCGATGATGTTAAAACAATTATAGATTGTGGAATTCAAGTGTATTTTCAAAAAGGTGCTGGAATTAATTCAGGATACAAGGATTATGAATATGTGGAGGTCGGAGCAATAATGGTCGAAACCATCGAGGATATATATAAGGCCGCTAAATTAATCGTGAAAGTCAAAGAGCCTCAATATAGCGAATATCCTCTAATAAATGATACACATACTGTATTCACATTTTTTCATTTTGCGAGCAATCAAAATCTCAGAGATAGCATGAATAAGTCGGGGGCTAAATGTTATCCATATGAAATTATAAATATTAAAAAAGATAATGGAGATATCTATTATCCGATTCTCTCTAATATGTCTGTTATAGCCGGCGAACAAGCTTTAGTCGAGGCCGATTTATTTATAAAATATAATTTGAATAGTTTTTCATATGATATCCCTATTACAATTATTGGAGTAGGAAACGTAGGAATATCTGCTATGAAATTAGCAATTAGTAAAGGATACACTAATATAAACCTTATTGATAATAACTATGAAAAAATATCAATGATCAAGGGAGACTATGATAATATAGTAGATATTTCGATATATAATATGAACAATGATAATTTACAATTCTTAATGAGAAAATCTATTATAACAATAGGTTCCATATATAATACTGGTAAGGAAGCTGAAAGATTACTATCTAATAGTATCTTGGATTCGATGTCTGACGGAGCTATTATTATGGACGTCGCAATAGATCAAGGAGGTATAACAGAACAATCTAAACCTACTACGAAAGATAATCCTATAATTAAATATAAAAATATTAATATTTATTGTGTACCAAATATTCCGAGTTCGGCTCCACGCAAAGCATCGATATTACTTTCGAATTCTATAGTTAACTATGTTAAAGCTATAGCAACATCAAAGCAGGATAGATATCCCGAACTATTATCTGAAATTTTGTAAAAATTGATTCTTATTATTTTTATTTTAATTAACATATATTCGTTTCATTTAATATCATATCATATGAACATGATGTCTGTTAGAACTATTATTTGCACCTGCATTGGAATTAGCATTTGTCTAATTGATGTTTCGGATGCTTACAAGATTACTTTCCCTACCTTAAAAAGAAACTATGCTGTTATCAGTAATGTAAATATCAAATCCATTACTGATTATGAGAAAACTGAATTCATTAAGCTATTCAATGCAGTGCCTCTAATTATGTTTAAGAATCAGATGATTAATCCCGAGGAATATTATGAATTTTGCAAATTATTCGACGATAAACATAGCGAAGAAGTAATCAATCCTTTTGAGTATTCGAGGGTAGATACGGTTCCTCAGATTGCACTTAGAGGCAATTGTTATATTAAAGACCTCCATGGTATCAAAGATACTTATCTTAAATATAGCGACCCTTTTAAAAATACTCTTGTTTGGCATCAAGATAATGTAGGTCAAGGAACTTATTTACCTCCTGTTTTATCCAGTATGTATATGATTAAATCCCCTACTAAGGGAGGAAATACATTGTTTGCAAGCTTGGAAGATGCTTATGATAGCACTGATATGAGTATTAAAGATAAGATTTCAGACTTAAAAGTAATATATTCCAATACAAAAATGGGTATGATGAATTCATATTTTGATTATACAGGTTACAATAGAGTAATATTTAATGAATTAAACATGAAAAAAGAAGAAAGTATCATTACTAAGAAGCCCCTTGTTGTTTTCTCAAATTCTAATAAAAATCGTAAAGCCTTTATGCTTTCACCATTTAGATTTGTTAAGTTTGATAAAATGTCTTGTAGTGATAGTTTCGATTTATATAGAGAGCTGATGTCTAAATATATTGTTAATAAAGATAATATTGTAGATATCAAATGGGAAAACAATGATCTACTGATCTTTAATAATAGAAAACTGATCCATACATCCACGCCTACTTTAGAATACAAGGATAACGAGAGGCTTTATTATAGCTGCTTCTTAGGAACTAAGTCGCCTATTATCCAAATCTAAACGGAGTCTAATTATATATTTGCTCTATTAAATTGCTATATACCGTAGATGATATTATCTCGCTACATATATCAGCGATACTCTTAGATTCAACGTCGATACATATTATATTTTTATTATTTTTAAGAGCTTCACAATATTTATCTTCATGAAGCTCGTGAATTCTTTTAATATATTCTAATTTAATATTTTTCTCGGCATCTCTCGCTCTTTTTTTAATTCTATTAAAACATTGCTCTGGATTAGAACGAAGATATATATATCCATCGGGTTCCCACAATTTATCTGTTCTTTTATGAAGTGATAGCATATTTTTATACTCTTCTTCGTTTATAGTCTTATCTTCATAGGCTTTTTCAACAAATACGTTTTTAATGAAATAGGGGCTCCGCTCCATTAATATGATAGCATTGGATTTCTCTTGTATCCAACATCTATCCATCCACACTTTAATCTGAAAATTGTAAGTACTATTATGAGTATTATAAATGCCCTTGAGATATTCATTCCAGCTTTCAACAGGCTCTACATCAATAGCTGTCTTATAATTTTTATGAAAATAATTTAATATACTTGTTTTATAAGACCCTATATTACCATCCAAAGTTAGTATAGGCATTTTAATATGTATTATTCACATGTATTTATATATCATTTTTTCATTATTTTACCTTTCGATAATATAATCTTAATATTGCTGTAAGTTACCGCAGATCCCTTGGTTTTTTTAATCTTGTCTGTAATATCATCTAATACATCATTAAATTTATTCATAATTATTTCAAGAGAATCGTTATCTATCTTAACACCAAAATGTGCGAATACGGACTTCATCTTCTTCTTCACAATTTTATTCAATTTATTGCACTTTTGTCCACCAGTCATTAACCCTATTTCCGGTCTGGCTATATTATTATCAAAATCTATTTTTAATAGGTCTGTGCCTTCATTCTGTACTTTATATCGGTTCGATTCATCTACTCCAAAGAATTGTGCAGTATTAAACGCACCTCCTTTCATACTATTGCTATTTTTACGCGATGGCTTGGTCGCCGACTTAGTCTTGGTCTTGCAATATTTATTGAGATAATGCATTAGGAAGTTAGAATGTTCTTTTAATACTCTTTTAATACCTATTTTTAAACACAATAGGGACGATAAAGCCCCTATATTGAAAATTAATCTATCAATATATTCGCTAAATAGTAATAATATTTTGCGCTCATCTACTGGCTTAATATCCTTTTCGGCTTTTATAATTTTTAATAATTCTTGCGAACAAATCTTAATATCTTTGCAATCTACCATAAAAATTACTATTTACTACTATTATATAAAATGAAAATAATTATATATATTAAGAAGAATGGAATATTTTGAACTTGATGAAGGAAATCCAACATTAAACAGAATGAATTTTATAAATGGACGCGTTGATGCTACTAATAACACAAATACCTTAGATATCAAAAAGGCCGTTGTAAAAGCAAGCGAACATCAGGCAAATATTATTTCTCGCAATTTAGATTGCACAGCTGTATCAAATGTATTTTTTTCTTTAGATAATATCAATTTATTACAACGTGGTATTAGAAATAAAATATTAAATATTACAGAAGGCGATATAAATATATCGAGGCAAAGCGACGATGAATTAAAAATTGTAATGAGATCTATTTATTATCAATATGGGAAAAATAGTGCTGATAATATTAAGGAGGAGATATTAGATTTAAATATTCGCGTAATAGATTGGTGTGTTCCCGAAATAATATCTAATATAAAACAATCTATTCAATACTTAAAAGATATTAGTACATTGCCCGAGCCATTAGATAGGTCAGTTCTTCCTTCAAAAAAAGGCACAAAAACTCTTAATGTAACTGATTTATATTAGATAAAAATAAATAATATTCTATATTATAGAAGCATAAAAAAAATGGGGGCTGGTTATAGCAATAGTGCATTTGATTATAATAAGGATGATATTGGAATAGATCCAGATACAAAAATGAAATTTGTTCCAAATCAAAAAGAATTCGAATTATTCAAAAAAGAGAAAATGAACTTATACAAGGGCACGTGGACGGTATGTTTTGTATATGGAGTGTCTGCTCTTATTTTGCTTATAACAATATTATTTACAGAGACGGGCAGAACACATATATATGATAAGTATTTACCTGCAGTAATTACATATGTCGTCGGTGCAATAATTATAATTTTATATTTAATATATTCAATATTTAATATAAAACCGAGGAAATTAGGAAAAGTAGAAAGGGTTGTTTATTCATGTCCCGATTATTGGAAATATGATAAGGAAGATGATGTTAAAAAAAAGGAGAATATTCTTAAAAATATTACAACGTTTTCCACTTCTAATCTATTTGACCCATATTGTACAATATCTAATTCTGTGTGTGCAAAACCAGGGTCTACTAATAAGCAGTATATATTAAATAGTGTAGATGATATTATTTTAAATAATAATACATCTAATAAATATATAAATTATAAATGTAAACCAGACATGCATATATATGGAGAAATCACGAATAACTTACAGTCTTTAAACGCTTATAATACTAATACATTATATAACCAAACGGGGCAAATTATATATACAAACCTCGATGGTGATGAAAAAAATATGAAGTTGTTAAATAAATATGCTCAAGTATCTGGTGTATATAAATCGGAATTTTTGGAAACTTCTAATATGTTTCGTGACGACAATAACTCTAACTATTTTACTTATAACGAAGTCTCAAAAACCCCTTTAATATGCAATGAATTGTATCCTGCTTTACTATCGGGTCTCGAAAAAACTCCAGATGATACAAAAGTAAGATGTGCTTATGCAAAAAAATGTGGTGTATCATGGAGTGATATAGATTGTTACGAGAATATTGTATAAAAATAATTAAGAGATCTGTTTACATATCCCAAAAGTTTTCCTATGAAATTCGCTAATCCCGTGCTTATTTAAAGCAAGAAGATGATTTTTTGTACCATAACCCTTATTTTTATTAATATCATACTTCAATAATATAGGATTGTCTTCTACCATTTTATTTATCAATTTAGTATGATAATCTTTAGCAATAATTGACGCCGATGCAATACTCAGATATGTGGCATCTCCCTTGGGAATACATTCGTGCTCAATAATATCGGCGTCTTCGCCGGGGGGCACATAGCCTTTAAAATGTGGTCCGTCGATTAACAAGTAATCAAATGGGCTTTTTTTATAAGCATTGTCTATCGCTCGGTGCATAGCCTTCATGGTAGCATTTAGTATATTTATTTCGTCTATCTCAGTATTAGAAACCTCTCCAATACCATAAGTGATACATACACTCTTAATATATGTGGCGAGGTATTCTCTTTTACTTTCTGATAATTTTTTTGAATCTTTAATTTGTTTAAAGATATTATCCGGAAACTCTTTAGGTAAAACTACGCACGCGGCTACAACTGGGCCTATAAAAGTACCTCGGGCAACTTCATCGACCCCTGCTATAATTCTGTCCTTAGTTTTTTCGGTAATAATAATATAATCATTATTCTTTACTGATTCGCTCATAATATGGTAATATTATACTATTATACTATTATACTATTATAATAGCGCATATCATTTTTTATATATATTATATATTCATTCATTGTGCCACATCGTATCATCGTATTTTGCGATATTTGTATGGGTTGCGATGACTGTATCACTATAATAATAATTATTATAAAAAATTCTGCTATCGGTATAAGGTATTTCGTTGCGATACATAATGTATGTAACAGCAGTATCTTCTATAATATACGGATAGCTGTTTGTATATTCATCTAAATGAAATATGTTATAATTAATGTTTTCCAATGTATCAATAATAACTTTACACGAATGATTTGATATGTAATATAGAATACCTGCTGGACCATTCAAGTAGGGTCTTACTAAATATTTATTGAGATCTTCAATAGACATATTGATACCATGCTCTTTGTCTACTAACTCATTTCTATGAAATAAATAATAGTTTAACATAAAATTATCATAATGTGTATTAAATTTCAGATTTTTTAACAACGCTTTATCACAGATAGCTAAAGCCGGATTTGGGGATTGGCCGAAAAAATCGTACTTTTCAGATTCTAAAAAATTCAGTAAAATTTGTTCGTTAAATATTAGATCGTCCCCACATCTCAATACACCTTGTTTGATATTAAAATGTTTATAGATGTATTTCAAAGATAGCGCTAATTTTTTTAGCAAATGTAGATAAGAATCTTCGCATCTTATAAATAAAATATCATCTATAAATTCATACTCTTTTTCTAAAAAGAGATTTCCTATTACTTTGATAACCTTCCAGCCATTGTATTCGCTTTTGAGATTTATATTTTTTAAACGACCATATCTATGTTTTTTACACGATAATACAAGTATAATTCCTTCAACCTCCATTTATATATAATGATTCAAAATATTCTTATATATTATTACTTTAGCGCGTCTGAATTTATATTATAATTTTCTCCATAGATATTGTATTTATTCTAATACGTATTCTTAATATTTTTTTCATATTTTTCATGCCCTCTTGGCGAAATTGGATATCGCGTTTGACTTCTAATCAAAAGAGTGTGGGTTCGAGTCCCACAGGGGGTAATAAAAAATTATTTATTAGTAATAGTATTCTAATGTGTTCTTTATTGTGCTACTTACCTTACATTTTTTATAGACGTCTTATGAACTTTAGAGGTCCTATGAGACCCGTCGGGCCAGATAATTCAGATAATATAGGTGATTATTATATTATGAAATAGCGCAATATACATATTGTAAAAATTGATTTTTCTCGTATTCTTATTCTTTATTACTTATAATCAGCCAGATTGTCTAATTTGCACATCATGGAAAACCAACGTCATTATAGAAGGGGTCCTAATTTACTTCTAATAGCCCTCGATAATGCTCTTTATGATTTCGAGAGATATATCGTTGATATACTATCATGCATTACCATATTCTTGATATTCATGATACTAAGGTATTTTATAACATTTATAATTATTAATATTAAATAAAATTGAGTATCTCATAGTATCTCGTGGTATACTTTTTTTATATTAAATAACTATTGTACCATCAATAAAATTTATAGATTTAAAAATGAGTACATAATTGAAAAAGTTTTAGAAATTTCAAAAAGTTTTTAAAAGTTTAAGAAAAAATAAATTATGTACTCGTTTTTATTCTAAGCCATCTAAGATATTTTGGAGGTCTCTATAATATTGCTCATTATAATCTGAATAATATATACCATTTCTGGTCTTCTTATCAGTTTCATATCTATTTTTTTTATCCGCCCTCCTTATTGTATAATCGCAGAGAGTTCCTATTACATGTATATTTTTTTTAGTAAGTCTTCTATTGACTATCTTATTGATATAAAGGGGGTTATCATAATTTTTATGAAACGTATCTTTAACACTTAATGCATCTGCGTTTTTAAATTCAAAATCTAAGAAATATAGTAACATCCACGCTATAGCTTGGAAATCATCCATATAATCTACAACGGCATCGAGATAATAATCGGGATCGTCTATTTTATGCTGAGATATAGACATATACGAATATGTCCCTCCAAAATGCACACAGTCCTCTCTCCGACTATACTTTAATACATTTTGTGTCATTCCGAAATCAATTAATTTTATAGATGTCTCGCTCTTATCTGTGAAAACTATATTATCTGGTTTGATATCGGAATGTACAAGAGATACTCTATTTTTTAAGTTACAACCGTGAATTGTTTTCAGAGCTGTTAATAACATCTTACAGCACTCTTTAATTTTATTTACGGGATATGTTTTCAATTTATTTAAATCATCCCCTAGTCTCTCGGTAACTAAAACATATCTATAAATATCGCCCTCTTTTAAAGGAGGTACAACGCCATATGCATATATTTTTGATACAATAGCGCCATAACAATTCTTATTAATCTGCGTCATCGCTTTTACTTCTCCAAAGATTTGATATTGATATTTTTTACTAATTTTTAGAAAATTATTAGTAAATTTAGGCTGTGTTTTTATTACTACATCTGTGTTCATGTCATAGCTGCCGTTTATTATTTTACCATAGTATAATGCAGAATATGAAAAACTATTCATATTCGATATTTTACTTTTCTTTATCGGGTCTACTATCTTGATTTTCAATAAATTATTATGTATATCTTTGATAGAAATTACCTCATTTTGTAAAAACTTATTTAACTGAGAAAACCAATAAAATATATCCGTGCTGCTATTATACTTTTGTAATTGATTCGTAATATTTTTTAAATCTCTCGGCTTTCTAACAGAATTGAAAGGCACTATTAATTCATCTAAATACATATCTATATTTTCTGCTCCTCCTCCGTGTTTTTTATAGATCATATCAGATATCCGTGCCATATTTTTAGAAGTAATAGTTTTCAGATATATACCATATTTTATGCGGGCCTCTCGGGCCTTACTAATTTTTGATAAAAAATACTCTCGGTTATCGCCGTCTTTATAGGTATTGAAATGTTTTCCAAGAACCCTTATAATAGTAAATTTGCTATCATTGATACCTATGTTTAAATTTGTTTTTTTTGCTATTTTATATAGATCCTTTTTTAAAAAACACATTAAATACTTATAATAATTCAAATCTATCTTGTTTGTTATTTTAAAAAAATGTTTGAAATCGTGTTTATTAAAATACTCTTCCAAATACTCTATATTTTTAATTAAGTTTATCATCTACATTAATATTTTATAAAAATTGATACATTCTATAGAATATAAAGAATATAAAAAAATGCACGAATGTATTATGATTGAAGAAATTCATGAATGTATCTATGATTATTGTGAAAAAATCTATGATACGATTTGCTATAACAATAATAACTGTAACGACGATATGGAGTTCTTAAAGACAGATCTAAATAATTTTATTGAAAATGAAATTGAAAAGATGACGCAGTATGATATTAACAATATATTGCTGTCTTATGGTATTGATAATGCTTACAAACAATACTTTAAAAATAATAAATATGATGAATACGAAGGTATTTCTAAATTGATGGTAAGGAATCTTATTAACTCTTCTTTTATCATTATATAATTATATATTCACTATCTTCTTTGTAGGATTCGATGCAAATTCTCTTGTTATATTCTTCTTTTATTTTATCTATTGTTTTACTACAATCCATATTGTAAAATATATTTCCTATCTTAATAAGAGAGCCACAACTCTTCGTTTTATATATTGGAAATTCTAATTCATAATAGTTATATTTATCATTCGTTAGAATTTTAGGAGTTTTTCCCATACAACCCTATTATAATAATATAATACTAAAAAAAAAAATAATGCAATAATATAGAGATATTAAGTAAATGAATAATAATATTAAGTTTTTGATCATATCAGTGATCTATTTAGTAATAGATGTTATATGGATATCTTTGAATATAAAGATGTATAATGATAACACTGTAAGAATTCAAGGTAAATTATCAGCAATATCATTGAAAATTATATTAACGATAATTTTATCTTATATTTTACTTATAATATCAATAATACATATAGCAATACCATTGACTGTTAATAATATCAAAAAAGATGATGAGCTTAAAGATAAACTATATAAATCTATGTTATATGGCGGTATCACCGGTTTATCAATATATGGAACATATAATTTAATTTCGATTATTATCTATGAAAATTTTTCATATATCATAGCTATTATAGATTCCATTTGGGGATTTTTCATATTCTCATTGTTAACATTTACATATCTAAATCTGAACTAAGATCTCCTATTTTTACATAAAAAATGATATCATAGTATATATTGGTAAGTTACTCAAGGCGAATTACTATAATTGATATGCAGTTTATTATGGAAATTGTCTTTGAAAATCCGAAGACTTTCGAGGGTATCTCTGATGCTAAGAAATGTCGTATGATAGCCAGCGCTTTTAGAGACGCCAAAAAAAACGAACAAATTCAAAGTACTATCATTAAGAATCGTGCAGAAGTTTTCTCAATTCGCATATTCAACTGTTTGCTGAAAAACACCTCAAAATCAAATGAGTTTAGCAAAAAATTCATAGACTCTGTTTCTATTATGTTTGATAGGCAATGCGAGATGTTTCACAGCTATTTCATAGAATATATATTCTTAGATTATATAGAAATTATGAGCCATTATCATCAGCGCAAAAACGGTTTTGATAGCGTGTTTTACGACGACCATTATACCAATCTATTTCTACTAAATAATTATAAGAAGATTATTGATAATTTCGAAATTAGTTTTCGGAACGAATTGGAAAAGCACGCAGATTCTAATAATTTGTGGAATATTGATGAGTTTTGCAAATTACACAACAGCCTATAGATATTATATATATTCTTTATATTATATAAAGAATCATGTGTATTTTTTCGCAATACAAAGATATCTTAGGAGTTCCGAGAGAAGGTATACACGCTATTAGATTATTTGATTATGCAATCATAGATATTATTATGACCTTTGTAGGAGCTGTAATTATATCATATTTTTTTAAAATTAATTTAATTTTTATGTTTTTATATTTATTTATTTTAGGCCAATATTTACATATTTTGTTCTGCGTAGAAACCAAATTCGTATCAACATTTTTCAATTTACACCCTTGAAGATTTAAAATGAGACAAAACTTTATAAAAAATATAAAATTTAATTTCATATACTTCAAGGTTCGCTTATTTCAAAGTGTGTAAATTTTGGTTATGGTACATCGTGTAATGTACCTGATTTTTTGCTTCTACTTAAATACATAGGTCTTTCTATGTTATTTATATGATTGTATGATATCTTATAAATATTTTTAGCACCATTTGTATCTCTATTCCATAATCCACAACCGCTTTTACAGCGTAATAGACCATGTACTAAAACATAGTTATTTTTCCAAGGTTTAGGATTTTCTCTTATCATAAACTTTTCACAATCTCCTTCTTCACAATTACAACATTTACAACTTGTTCTAAATTCATCTACTAAATAGGTTTCATATCCTGATTTTCTAAATAATGTTCGCATTCCTTTACCTTTTATAGGTTCTTTATATTTCATATGTTTTCGTTGTTCAAAATCACCAAAGCATACAACGACATCATTTTTATCACCAAAAACCTTTTTAAATTTATTCATTAACTTTTGCTCATTTTTCAATCTATTCATATAACCATTTAACTTTAATTTTCTAAATATATATTTATTATAAAATGCAAATAACTTATGATTGATTTCGTTCTTCTTTTTGATGTATTCTTTATATTTTTCAATATCTAACGATTTCTTATTAAATTGTGATAATTCGGTTTCTAAAATAGATATATTATTATAAACTGCTGATAATTTATAATCTTCTGTTTTTATGCTTCATTATAAATTACCTAATGAAAATAAATTAAGTTTTGTCTCATTTTAAATCTTCAAAGGTTTAAAAAAAATAATATGCATAAAATAATAAAAATTGATTGTCTATATAAAGATTAATTAACATATATATACAACGATGAACGTTCTACTCCCCAAGCAATTCAATGTCGACAAGATTAAGTACTCTGAAATGAAGATTATGAAGTCAGGTGCAAAATCAATCTATGTAAATTATCAAGGATATAAAATTAATATTCAAACTCCTGTTCTAAATATTCCTTACGGCGTTAATGATAACATGCAATTTATCAAGGATGACCCTAAGCGTAAAGATGAAACTCAAAAGTACGATATCACTGTATCTTTCAAGGGTATTGATGAAAATCAAAAGATCAAGGTATTTCATGATAAGCTTATTGAGCTCGAGAATAAGATATTGGAAGATGCATTTGCTAACCGTGTAGCATGGTTTAAAAATAACTTCGACGGTAACAAAGGAACTGTTTCTAACATGTTTAGCCGTATTATTCGTAGGGATAAGGATAAGGAGACTGGAATGTTCGCAGACAAATATCCTCCTACCTTTAAGGCTAAGATTCCCTATGATTCATCGGAAGATAAGTTTGATTTCGATTCGTACGATATGGATAACAACGAAATTGATTTCAAGGATTATGTTTCTAATCTCAAGGGAGGCAAGGCACAATTTATCATCCAGCTAACTGGAATATGGTTCTCAGCAGGTATGTTCGGATGTAGCTGGAAGATTGTATCTGCTAAGTTCCAAAAAGTTAACTCGTCAAAGATTACTTTCGTAAAAGATAGTGACGATGATAATGTAGACGATGATGAAGATGATGACGATATTGAAGTAGATACTGAGATAATTTCCAAGAGCGTACAAAAGCATCAAGTCGCTACTGATGCAGCTGCAGCTTCTGCTACGACAGTTTCAAAAACTCCTGTCGTATCAAGTAAAGAAGAAGAGGAAGAAGAGGAAGAACAAGAAGAAGAGGAAGAAGATGACGAGGAGGAAGAAGAAGATACTCAAGTTCCCGAACCCGAACCCGAACCCGAACCCGAACCCGAACCTGTAAAGCCTGCTGTTAAAAAGGTGGTAAATAAGAAGAAGTAAAAATTATAATATAAAAATTAATATGAAAAATATTAAACCCATTACTACACGTCCTAAAGGAGAAGGTTCATCAGAGTGTAAATCGTAAAGCTCTATATTATTTGATATTATTTTTGCAATCATATCTAATATTTTATATGATACTGGAAGGGATAATATAATAAATAGCAAAAAACCATAAAAAGCCGTTTTAAATTTACTTACATATATATCATATATATTTTTTTGGTTTTCTTGATTCATATTATTCATAATTATATTTGAATTTACAGGAGTATATGCAAAATCAGGAGTATATTTAATATCATACGTATCATTCATTATCAACTTTAACTATATTCTACATAATAATATAATAAAAAATTATTTTCTAATTCTGTATTATTACGATTTATCAGACCCATCAAAGTTTCTATATTTCTATTTATAGAATTAGCATTCACTGAAGTCCCAATTATAGCACTTATTGGTCCTATCGGTCCAATGGTCCCGTTAGTTAACCATAAAGGTATATTCTCATAGAAATTATTAGAACACATAGCAATAGATTTTATAAAATTGCAACATAATATATAGAGTTCTTCATTACATTCCTTAAATAGCTTAATTGCATCTTTGCAAAAATCAAAAATTAAAGTATTCTCTGATATATTATTAAAATAATTTGCATTTTCTGGAATATCGTTAGAAAAAACCTTAAAATACTTTATTATTTTTAGAAAGTCTATATTGGTTAGCTCGTTAAACCATATTGGATTATTATAAAAACCTCGCCGCTCTATTTCTATTGCTAAATCAGTAAAAGCGTGCATGTTAGTGTCCCATTTATATTCAAATACCTTTATTTTAAGATTGTGATATTTTATGAAATTTCTTAAACTATTTATCGTATAATTGCTCAACGGTTCTCTGTTATAGGGATTGTAAGGCTCTTGATTATTTTCTATACATGTTCTGATAAAATATTCTAATTCAATTGCATCAAAAATATATTTTTCCCCTCTGCTATTTTTCAATATAAAAAGCCTCTCTGGTATTATTTCGCATATATTATCTCCTGTAAACAACTCTTCGCTATTCATATATGTATCGTCACAGGGATCATATTTAATTATGTGTTTTTCTCTGAATCTCTTTTGCAATTTTATTATACTATTTATATTTCCACAACATTCTATATCATACGAGTTTTTATTTATATAATATAATAAATTATACTTATCCATTTTGCAGCTATATTTTTTATTATTAATAAATGAGATATCTCTAAGTATTTTATATGGTATACTTTTCAACACCTCAATATATAATTCTCTTACATTTGGATAATTAATAACATTAATATATTTATATATTTCATATAAATCATATGTATCTATATTTTTCTTATCATTTACAACGTTATATAATATCTTATGTATATGCATATTCTTAATATTTTTATGATATCTACAAGAGTCATTGCCGTTCGTATTGCGGTTACATAAATTAAAATTATTACACCTACAGATACAAATTTTATTAATATCTATATTATTGCTCATTAATATTATGCTTCTTATAAAGTATTATTTAATATTTACATATATATTATATATCTTATCTACGCGGATAATAATATACCTGCATTTTTATAACTGAAATAATCATATAGCTTATCATTCAAGAGTACATATTTTACTCCATCGCGCGATACAACACGGCCCCTGTTTTTATTAGTTCGTTCATACATTTTATAAGATTGTATCTTATTATCATTTCCTATTTTGTTAGTATACGATAACTTATTACTATTGATATTTATAGGCCAGTTATAGCATTTATAACCATTTTCCAAAGGCCTGTTTATTTCAGAATGTATCACACAGTCTATCGAAGAGGCCTTCAACATATCTAAAAATGTCTTAATTAATCCCTCCTTCTTCTGTGCTTTAATTAAGATATGCTCGTCAGTAGTTAGTTCGTTATCCTTCTTTCTAATAGTAGGATTCGCCGCCAATTGTTCTTTCGTGAATTTCATAATATACTTATATACACCAACGTTTCTATCTTCTACAGGAAGAGACATATGACTGCATGTTCTAACGGCACGCCCAATTACCTGATCTATTCTCACGGAATTCCAGAAATATTCAGTAATCAACACTCTTCTAACATTTTTTAAGGAAATGCCTTCTGCTCCCGATTGAGTAATCATCATAATTTTAACGAGCTTTCCATATCTCTGATCTATTCCAACACCCTTATTGGGGAGATTATTTTTAATATTTTCAGGAAGATCCGCAAATTCGCCGTTAAATATATTCATTAGAATATTTGTCTTAACACGATCAGAATTAAATACAACATAGCGTTTATCATCATATTTTTTATTAAATACGTCGGGGTCTTCTAATATATAACCGAACTCTTCATTCTTTGTTATATTTATTTCAACATAACCATGGCGATTTAGGACTTCTTTAAATATTCCCAAGCCTTCTACTACACGAAATTGAGAATATACAAGTACACTTCCTGGTGACGTATTAATATCCTCTAACATCTGAGCAAACTTCGGACTGTAATTTTCTTCCAAATTCTTTGTATCTAAATAATCGCCTTTTCTCAATTCTTTCAAAGCCTTATTTAATTTCATTTCATATTCAGCTGCGACCTCCTTGCTAATATCGACTTCCTTCTCGGCATTCGCTGCATTCACGTTACTATTCTTATCATCGTCGTTTAACGATAGTTCTTTTTTTTTTAATAGACGGATATCTTGAGGAAACTCGCGAACTATTTCTTCGGGAAATGCAAAATTACATACTAATCGACTAAATGCGCGATATACTGAGCTCGTATCTACAACTCCCTTATTTGCAAATTTCTTATTACGCTCATCCATATCTATCTCTTTTTTCCGTACTTCGACATATTTCTTCATTTGATGCTTTGTAATATACATGTACCTAATAGTCTCGGGTAATAGCCTCGGAAATAATTCAGACCCAGTAGTTTTATAGTAACTCAATAATCCCAATACTCTTCTTTTAAACAAATCTTGATTTATTACTTTGATATTTTCGGGATCTTTGCTATCTATAAAAAGGTTATTGAATTCCTCCTGTTTAATCGGAAAAACATAGTCATTCTCTTTCTTAGTCTTCGAAGACAACTTGAGAGCTTCTTCATCCTCGTCCAATCTTACTATGTTCTTTAACATATTATCAAATTCTAAGTCATTAATATCACTGATACTATCATAAATTAAATCTAACTTAAATTCCGAATTATTATTATATATTAGCAATTTATCTATTTTTTTGTTTCCACAAGCTAAATATTTAACAGAATCTATACAATTATTTCGTAGAAATTTAACAACATTCATTATCTTTAAAATATCCTGTTTAATCTTTGTTCTGTTAGTGTCTGGAAATCTGGGCGCCGGAGTTTTATCGGGGTTCTTTTCATATTTTTTAATATTAGCATTAGCACGCGATATTATAACATCTATAACCTTTCTAATAGGTGCGAGAGAGTACCCAAATATTATATTATAATTCTCTTTGAGATATGGATGCGACAATAGCCACGAAGGTACTTTAATGCCCTGTGTTTCAAATATTATATTTTTACCATTCTTGAGAGCATTTTCCAAATTTAAATCATTTAATTTATCACACGAGTTCGGATAATCATCTGTGCAATTCTCGCCTTTTCTAATATCAATATAGGCTTTTTCAAAAGAATCTAATAATTTACGATCAGGATTCTTATATTTATTTTCGACACACTCTTTTTTATTATTGCATTCCTCGTTAACCCCTCGTATTATATCGAGAACTCTCTTTTTATACTCCTTATTATTTGCCACCAAATCATCTATTATTATTTTAACATTATCGTCTTTTAATTTCAAATAATTCACTATTTCATCTGCTAATTTTGTTTTCTGCGAACCTGTAACACCATTAGTTACTATAATATATGGCTTCACCGGATTAATACTATTATCTTTGCTACCTCTCGTATCTATCTTCTTTATCGCAAGCTCTGAATTCAATTTATTAGTTATCTCCTTAATTATCTGCGAATCATTATAGCCCCATGGTTTTTTAACAATAAGCGAAGATTCATCGTCGCTACGACAATAATTAATAGGTAACAACATAACATTTACAGATTTATCATCGCTATATATCTCGTCTATATAACTATATAATTCGCTATTTTTTATCTTATCTATTATGGCCTTTTTATTGATAGTACCTTTTAATATAGGAATGTTATGAGTTACCATAGGACCTCTCAGTAAATTTATCAAAAAAGAAATTTCATAAGGCTGATTTATAATAGGAGTACCCGATAATAGAACCATCTTTATATCCTTTGCTTCAATGAGAAAATCATATATTCTCATAGCCAATTTAGAACCGTTTGCTATTCTACTTATAAAATTGTGAACTTCATCTACTATTATAAATGCATTATCAAACGGATTCCCTTTCTTCTCTAATTCATCTATTAAATTTTTAGTGAGGCCGTTATAATTGATAAATTTATATCTATTTCTTATAATATGTGTTATTGTCTTGTTAATCTCATCCTTCTGATTAGAACTTAAATCGGCATATTTGATATTATTAATAACAATTTCGGCACCTATAATATCATTGCTATACAAAGGTACCCAAACGTGACCCGTTTTTCCTATAAATTGCTTTTGAATAGCATATTTATTTAATTCTTCAACCATTTTAGGATCCCCCTTGTCTATTTTTAAACAGGTCCACGATTTCTTGAGATTCAACCCTATCGTAGATATTTTCATAAGTTCATTCTCATAATTTTGAGCCAATGATGCCGGAGTCATGATTACTATATTTTTTTTATTAATATAACCCTCTGACGCCGCTATAGATGCAGCAGATTTACCAGAACCCAATTCGTGATATAAAAGAATGCCTCTGTAAGGACTATCGAATTGCATATAATCTTTTACAATTCTTTGCTGCGGAAACAACGATACTTTCGAGATATCTATATCGCAGCTACCTTTTGTACAGCTACACGATGTCTCGGCCCTTTTTTTACTATATTTAGAAGGATGAAATGTATTGTATACAAATTTGTTATAGCCTATTCTATTTGGAAGTATCCAATCATTAGGTTTCACCTCTATATTCATACACTTATCTCTAATATAATAATTCAAATAAAAAAATATTATATTATTAGATAAACTAAAAAAAATAATATGTATAACATTGAAAAACTCTTGGATAAATGCGAAGCCATGACTTTATTGTGTACAAAAGCATCATCTCATTGGAGTTTTGTTAAGTTTTGTTTTGCAATTCCTCTTGTTTTAACGAGTTCAACGATGTGTATAATAAATAGCATCAGCGAAGACGCAAATTCTATTAAAATACCAAATATAATTGTAAATGCCGTAAGTGTATTAATTATGTCTCTCACTAATAGCATTAAAGCAAGCGAAAAATTTGAAATATTTAAAAAATTATCGCAACAATATATGATGTTATCTCAAGAAATAGAAGCATGTGATGTAAATGTATCTAAAGAAATGTACAATATATTAACATTAAAATACGACAACCTAATACAGGATTGTTCATTTGAAGAAATACCCACGAAATATAAAATACAGGTCGCTACATGTTTTAGTAATGCTAATAGATTTATTCCTATACAATTGAACGGTATCATAGGCAATACCGTAAATGTTAAAAGAATAAGCCCTAAGCGTTCTCACGAGGCATCTCTCGTAAATATATCAAATATTCCCCCGTCCGAATTAAAAACTGCAGAAATTGCAGAGAAAATACAAGGATCTGGAGAAAAAGTCTGATATCTATCTAATTATATATAAATCCCATATCTTTTTGTAACATATATTCGTCATCACTATCTTCGTCATAAGATTTAAGTTTATTCTCGTCATCATATATATCATTTGGCGTTTGATCATAATCATCAAATAATTTACTATCAAGTCTCATATCATCTTCGTGTCTGTCTCCGCCACCATCACCACCATCGCCACCATCACCACCATCGCCACCATCGCCACCATCGCCACCGCCATCATCAGCGATAGTTTCTAATTTTTTATCATTCATCATTTTATGTTTTATTCCAGCTTTTTTAAGCTCCTTTATTAATAAGTTTTCCTCTACAGTCTTATCATTTAACATGTTTATTTTGTTCTGTTTATTTTTCTCACGCTGTTCATTTAAAAAATTAATATTGTCCTCTGCGGTAGGAAATGTAAGTTCTATTATTTTTAATATATCAGTATAGATGATTCTGGATAATTCTTGAATTATACTATTGTTTACCAAATCAGACGACAAAGATCCATTTACTATTTCATCAGGATTAAAAGGACTACAAAGTGCTCTGCTTACAATATACTTGTTTATTCTCTCAGTATCTATTTCATTATCTTCTATCAATACACTATTCAATTTATTTAAATCCATAATAATATCTCTCAAATTTCTGATCGAATTATCTATCAATAGTTTTAATTCAATATTATCTTGTTTTTTCTGAGAATAGCTATTTAATATTTTTATTATAGCAATAATTATACTCTTGTATCTTATCTTATCCCTATTAAAACTCTTAATAAAATTATCGCTCTTTAAATTTTTCGAAGTTTTCGCCAATATATTTATATTGTTTCTTATAGCAATATCTATTTTTTTAGGATTATTCTCGATATCATCTATAGATTTTATAGGTAACAAGCCATTGTTTTTATCTCTCATATCTCTCAGCCACAATGATGTAATATCATTTAAGTTAATATTGTATATAAAATCATCTATTAAAATATAATCATCATAATCATCTGGCTTTTCTGCGACTTTAGCATCCTTCTTATCTCTGGAGGCAAATGGGATAAATCTTAAATCGCGGGGTTTATTAGTTAACCGCGATGTTTCCGATTCCGCAAACTTCTTTTTCCATGCAATTAAATCCTTCCGTTTAGCATTCTTTAAATCTATATCATCGTTAAAAGTTTCATCTAATTTTTTTAAGCAACATCCATGTAAAAACTTATGTATTTTCACATAATTTATATCAGGCATATATAAAAGAGACTTAACATGTTGTTCCTTGAATAAATTGGGATTCTTTAGACATACCTTGTTATCGCGCATACTCTTAAATTTCTCTTGTTCGATCAAGCCTCTCATCTCCTTCTTCTTGTTTTTTAATAGTTCATACTTGGCTCTCATAGCTTCTAAATTGGTCGTGTATTTATCTTCCACGTATTTAATAGTGTCTCTCAATAATGACTCGATATTTATAGATAATTCGTTCTTATTAGTCAAATACTCTTTTGCAACATTGATAATATACGGTAGGACACCTTTTTCCTCACTCTTCTTTAAATTATCAAAGGGCGATCCATATTTATACCAATTAACAATAAAGTTATAGTTTAGGTAATTTTCATCAAGAGGAAAAGTATCCTCCAATATTTTTTCTTGAACATTTATTATCCAGAAAGAGATAGCATTTATAAACATAGTTTTAATCGAGTGCAACCACAATTTATTAGCTTCTACTATAATATCCAAAGTATCTCCATCTAACTCATTGACTAATCCTCTGATATTTAAAATATGTTTAGGAGGCACTTTGATTAATATATTTAACAGTTTTTTATCTAATTCTATGTTTTTATCTCCGAACTCTTTAATATATATGTTTTTTCTCGAAGGAATACTGCGATTATATTTGAATAGCTCGCTACACAAGATATCGCTATCTATCTCTATATTACTTAGCTTACTGATTTCCATTAATTCGGGAAGTATTATTTTTAGCCCATCTATAAATCCCTCCTCCGTTTTATAAGTATTGTGTAACAAGTATTTATTAATATCAATGGTATCAACTACATACTTTATATCAAATGTTTCAACCGCAATATTATCTTGGTCTTCAATATTAATATAATCATCCATACCTTCTATCATAGGAATGCCCTCGTAGTTTTCATTGTATTCGGCTTCCTTAATCTCTTTAATCTCTCGATATGATATTAGGTACTTTTTCCCATCTTTATCATAGTCAAATATGTGATTTCGCGAATATTCAAACTTAGCCTTTATTTTTTCATAAGCATCTATTATTTCAGGCAACCTCTTATTTGTTTTTAAAATCTTATCTATTTCTTCTACGGTCTTTTTAATATTGTTGATATGTATGACCTGTTTTATATTACTTAATAACTCTTGCACACCAGCATCTTCCTGTTTGTTGATATGTAATACGAGATTATATATATTTAATTTATTTAATTCGATTCTTTCTCCGTCGACATTTGTAACACTAATAGTTGCAAGATGTTCTGATAATATTAGTTTAGTTTTTTCTAAGAAAGTTATAGTACTCTCTTTTAAATCCAATAAGCTTATAATAGATTTCAGTTTATCAAAGAATAGTAATTTTTTATTCAATATATCACTCTTCTTTATCTTAACGGGTCTCGTTACATTCTTTCTCTCTTTTTCATAATCTGTAACAGACGTCATATAGTCACGGAGAATATCACTCTCATGTATATTTATTAAATCTAGCGATTTACCGAATTTTTTAAATATAGCCTCTATATTATTATAGTCTAAGTCGAAATCGTCTATTCCGTATTTTCCATCTTGCATATATTTAATTATATGGTTAATGTCTGGTCTAACATCTCTTATTAAATCCTTGCTATTACCATAATAATCTGCTGATTTTAAATTTATATTTTTGGAATTTATTAAATAATCCGTTATCTTCTCATATATGCTATCATTTACAGTAGTTTTAGGAATTTTATAATACGCAGAAATAATAGGAATATTCACATTATCTATGGGAAAAACAGGATAGTAAATAGGGAACTTCTTATTATGCGAAGGCTCGAGAGAAACTCTTATTTTTTTATCGGGAATAAAGCGGACATTCATAGATTCTGTATTGTATTTTATGCAAAAAAAGTATTTATTCTTCGCCGCAATATACTGGCTCTCATCTCGATTTTCTAATTTGTTAAAATATTCTGCATCTTTAGGATCCTTCATATTATCAACATCAACCTTCTCTTTTTCGGCCTCCGCGTTAAAAATATAGTTATCGTAATTATCTAAGACACCTCGCTTCGCATTTATATCATCGATAATATCATAGAATAGCTTGGTAATATTTTCAGCCTTTTTCGTGCTTGAAAACATATTGAATAGACTATCGTGTATATCAGCTTTGGATAATGCAATAAATGAGGGATTGTCCTTTATTATATCTTCCAAACTCATTATTTCTAAATACTCGATATCATCCAATTCTTCATCTTCATATTTGTATTCATTAATATCAATAGACATACTCTTCTTTTAATATATAATAATATAAATTATGATACATTATTGTTTATAGCAAATTTATTCCATTTAGTTTTGATTGATATTACATCTTCAATAATTTCCTTGCATACTTTTTCCATAAATGATATAAACATATTGGCATCTGTAATAGAATCGAGAGTAACGCGGATTATCATAATTGATTTTAGGGGATGTGGGCAAATATATCCGATAAATTTACAAACAATGTTATTGATAGTATTCTTCTCTCTGATATACTTATTGTGTACGAAAGATTGAATGATATTTCCAAGCGTATCATCTTCATTCTCAATAATAAACTCATAGGTCTCCTTAATATCCTGAAATTGCTGAATTTTTACAACATCAGATATCTCAATATTCGCCAATTCCATAATTAAGTTGTTGAGTTTATGAGTGATAATATCCAGCGATTTTGGAATTAGATACTTAGGCCCTATGTGTACGTTGATATACTCGATATCAAACTTAAATTTAATAGGATCACCGTAATTATTCTTATAGTAGGCTCGCTCTTTATCTAAGATATTATCGCATTTCTTCGCCTCGACGGGATCTTGGATATATGAAAAGTTAGCAAGAGATACCGGATTAAACGATGCATTATCGCGACCTGATCTTTTAACAATATTCGCAGTCAGATGTAAATGTTCGCCCGGACGAAGGCGAGTAATCAAAATAGTGTCCTTTGATACTTTATTGGGCGGAAAGAGCTCTTGTAATTTACTATCGCTCAATTCAATGCCATCGAGTTTAGCTTTGTAATCTGATGTCCTTACATTTAATTTTTTATTTGTAGTGTTATTAACATTCAGTTCGAGGACGAGGGAATTATCAGTATAGTTTTCGATTTCATCGGCGCTCATACAGATAGGAATTAGACCTATTCTGTGAATAATAAATTCATCATGGAGAGCTCCAGAATTAAATTTAACATTTACAGTAGGCTCTTCTTTATCAAGTTTTTCTCCAATTGCTCCGATGATAGGAATATCAGTCATAATAATTCTCCTAATACCATTTACGATAGCCAGATCTATATTATGAATTTCAAAACTGTGGTTATTTGAAGGGTCTTCTGGGTCAAATATATAATTGTGAAACATTCTATTTATATATTAATATATTCTATCTTATATATCAATTTTTACAAATAAAAAATATAAATAAAAAATTATTGCTTATTTAAGGCAAATAAAATTAACATTATTGTTACTATTATCATAGGTATTAGAGACATTAAGCTCACTAACCAGCTCCATGCATAACATTCGCCTTTAGTTAAACAGGTAATATTATATGCAGTAATTAGTATCATAATTATAAAAAGTACATATAATATCAGATATAAGCCAGCTCCTTGAATATATATATTAAGGGACATACATATTATTGTTAATATAAAACTTAAAATTATATATAACCATCCTTGTGTCGAATAAGTATTGTACATTCCTTCTATTATTATAAATATATTTTAGATTTTAGGAAATCAGACTATTCATAATCGCAAAACACATCGAGGTTCTCGATTGCATCTCATTTAGTGGGTTGGATGCGAAGAACTGAATTAGCGTTTTGATGTTTTTAACATCATTGCATTGGCACAAGTAGTAATAAATATTCGAGCATGTAATGATTTTCTTGTTAAATGTGGTAATCTGCAGATTTCTCAATTGCGCCAAATGATATTGGATAATCGGGGCAAATTGCTTGTCGAGCTCCTTATTCATCTTATACCTTTTATAAGTCGGATTATAGGTTGTCGTCAATTTATAATAATTATACAGAGAATCCTTGATAGTTGAGATAATCGTATGAATAAGATAAGTAGGATCAATATCTTTTCCATTGTTATCGCGGGGAAGCTGGATATTTGGATTGTAAGCAGCAATGTAATCCTTGATAGTATAATCCTGTTTATTTTTCATATAGACTTCGAGGATATTCATCCACAAATTGGGATGGCAAGGATCAGTTTCCTCGCGATGATTAATATAGCTCGAAGAAATCTTGTATAGCTTTGAAGTACCATTACCGATACTCTTTTTAATAATTATACCATAGCTATTGTTATTATTGATATAATTATTAGCATCAACGATAGTGCTAAAATATGCAGGATATCTAATGCCGAGATTAAACAAATCTTGAATTGACGAGCTGTTAATATCATATTCTTGCAGGGTAATTCTATTACGGGTGTTAATATGAACGATCTCTTTGTATTCTTCGCCTAGAATATTAGTATAATCGATAATATGCTTGTTTTCATGATGAATCAAGACAAATTCATATGCATGTCCGATATTCAAATTTGTAACAAACAATTCTCGCAACATTTTAGAAATTTCTTCGGGATTCTCGATTTCGATAAGTCTACTATAAACATCGGGGACGCGACTATAGTATTTATAGAGAACTTCGTCGAACATTAGTCCATGCGATTTTGTAGGATGCGAGAATTTTGAACTGTTCGCATCAGGACAACTCGATGTTCCGAAATACCACGTGTCTTTGTAATTATAAACAGTAATAATAGTACCATCATAGGCTTCATAGCATTTATCGGTATTTTCATACATAGAACCCGTGTATTCATCATAACCAATCCTTCGCGGAACAGAATTTGCATATGTGACTACTACATTGTTATTATAAGACAGTGTGAAGTCCAATACGATACTCCTACATTCCTCGTAAAGCTGTTTGTATTCACTCGCATTCGCAGACATTTTATAATTATTATGAAGAAGAACAAGATCGCCGTTGTTTTTAAACTTCTTTACCTTAATGTTGGGCCAAAAATGATACTTTTTCAATATATTAATCAGTGTGTTTGCGTGAGTGGAATTAGCGTCATGGTTATTATAAGTTTTTTCAATTAATTCACGGAGATTCTTAGGGGGGGCATTGGAAAACAGCACTTCACTATTCATAGTGTAGTTTGTTAAAAAGTATATATATTTAAACGCTTATATCAATTTTTATTATTTTTTGCTAACAATAATAATATAACATATAAACTGTTGTTAGCGCTAAGATAAAAGTATATATTCTGTATAATATTTTTATATCTATATAATTTTTTGTAACAAAAAGTGCACCAATTGTAATACCTATAATAGATCCTATGGTAACAATAGAGGCTATCCTAAAATTAAAATGGCCTTTTTCGTAATATAAATATAGACCGGGTAATGCATTAGGAATGCTATTTAGAAACAGAGAGATAGCGACGGCTTGCTGAAAAGATAAATTATAATACATTAGCGCAGGTATAAATAATATGCCTCCTCCGCCACCTATAATTCCGATTGATATACCTATCAATATTGATATAAAAAAAAGATCAATAATCATCTAATTATAATTAGATAATTATATAGATATATGCATATATGCATATTATTTTTTGTCTGGATTTTTATAATACTTATCGAACCATGCTTGTCCGACCTCTTTAGAAGCTTGTTCTGAGCTCATTTCATTTTTAATAATTTTATTTCGCATATTTAAGAAATATTCTAAACTACTATAATCAAATCCCTTATTTTTCGTTACCATATTGTACAACATAGGATACCTTTCCTCGAAAAACGTGATGCCTTCTATAGTTTTTTTCATATTATTTTCCAATTCTTCTTCCGAGGCAAACTTACTTTTATTCTCAGTCATATAGAGCATTATTTCTTGAACCATTTTTCTAATATCTTCAGTTTCCATACCGTCTTTTACAAAATCGGCAACCTTTCGCTTTTTAAGATTATTATCCGCACTCATTTTAATTTAATTATTAAAATTTATCTTTATATAATAATATCTATTTAATATAATAGAATAATGAAAAAAAATTTAGAATATGCCGTATTAGATAACGACGGAGCCGTATTTATAGCACCTCAACCTAAAAATGCTGGATTATATACTGGAGATGTTCTATTTGATAAAAAGCCATGGGGAAATAGCTATAAAATGCCTCCAGTCGAACCAGATGCCGTCGCATACGCAGCACAATTTTATGCAAGCCATCATATACCATCAGCAAATAGATCAGGTAATAATTCAATTAATACCGATAAATATAAAAAATACACTTCGGGAAACGGCTCAGAAGATTATTACAATTTTAGCTGCTATATACCATTGATGTAGAGACTCGTAGAGCCTTGTGGAGTCTTGCGATACACTACAATACCTCAACGACTTCTGTCTCGTTATTCATGATCATAGCAGATGGTTGTATTTTTTTGATAGAATCTTTGTGTTTTTTTAAAAAATCGCATATATATTTGTATGTTTCGTCTACTTGTTCGAAGGATACTCCTCCGGTAATCAATATACTTCCGCTTTCAAATAGAGCACAAGTTACCTTTTTACATTCATTTATTTTTTCTCCTTTGCCTTTTCCAAAGCATTTTTTAGGACAATTACATAAACCGTTTTTATTGCTATTACACCTGTTCCAAAAATATTCCAATTTAACTCCTTGATATATTCCAGGTTGAAAAGAACATTTGTTGTTATATAGATCGCTTATTAAAAGCTTATGAATTTCCCTTCTTTTTAATCCGAAGCCAACTTTTAGTTCGCTATCGCAATATACTTTAAAATCTGAATTAATCATTCTAATCTTAAAATTTTGATATTTTAAGGTTAATTTATAATTAACACCGGGATTATTTATGATGTCTTTTGAGATATTCTCATATATATTATTGATATTATAGATAATATGATTTACAATTACCTCTGTATCATTAACATTTTTAATACCAGTCAGCTGAATATTTCCGTTTTTAAATATTTTTACATTAGGCATATACGTATTATTCTTGCAAATAATAGTAACTTGATTATCAAAACGATTCTTCTTCATTTTATTCTTCTTGCTTTTTCTTCTTTTTTTAGGGTATATTCCACGACTTAGCTCATTATCTTCCTTAATATATTGAACCCATACAATACCATTATCTACAGCGTCTTTATCTATAATTAAAATATTATCAAATAAAATTTTTAAATTTAAATTAATATCTTCTCCAATGTTCGCATTACAAGTTATAGTTGATACTCTGTAAGGAGAAAAGTAGATTTCTTCATTATCGTTCATGTTTTAATCACAATAATTATAATTATAAAAGTCTTATATCATTTTTTATTTTTTTTAACTTCTATTTTAGTATTCATATTATCTGTTGTATTTTTAAGGTAAGATGTATTAACTATTTCGTAATTATATGTAGTAGAAATCATAGGGGGAAGATTGAGTAAATGTGTTTTATCATTTGTTTTATGGCCTTTGCGAAACTCATCAATAGACAGAGGGCCGTTGAATATGTTCAATAAAAATCTCGAAGGAGCTGGACGTATTGGTTTGATATTCCCAAAGTGTTTGCTCAACATTTGTATCAGACTGTTTATCTCCCATACCTTATCACTACCGCAATGCGATGAAAAATTATACGCATTTGCGCATTCAAAAGAACAAAAGTTTCCGAATAATATATAAGTATTTGAGACAACATTATATTTATAAGGCATGCCATAAATTCTATCATTTATAGGATGGCAGCACCAGTAACAATTATTAACTGATTTAATTATATTTTCACTTTTATTTTTTTCCATAGAGTTATTACATTCGTTATTTATATATTCCATATTATTTTCATCTAATTCCTTTGTGTTATTATAATACGTGTTATAATAGTCATTCCCATTTATTAAATTATCTTGAATATTATTATAAGTATTTGTTTCATTAATATAGCAACATCCTGGCTCGTAAGGCTTTGGGATATCAAATGTTTCATCGTTTATATGTATATTCATTTTATTTATATCATTAGATGATATAGGTAATTGCAATATGATATCCTCATTTTCAACAACTATTACATTTTTAACCATGGTAGACATTAAACCCTTTTTTTTATCTATTGTAGATTTTATATCGTTCTTTTTATTTTTTCGTGGCATTTAATTATAAACGCTTATATTATTTATATATCTTTACATCAAGGTTTATCAATGTAATTTTTGAAATATGATATACCGCCTATAATATCATTGATTTTAACTGTTGGAATTTCTGTTTTTTTATTAAAGGTTGCGTTTTTATTTAAAATACATTTGTCCTTAATTTCCCTTATTTCGCTATTTAAAGAATTTATAGTATCTATTAAATATTTTATTATAAGAACAAAAACGATTATTATAATAATAATAATTAAATCCATAATTCTTTTATTAATAATGAAGAATATAAAAATAAAACAATAGATCTCTGTTTCTCTTAACTATACTTGAATCCGGCAATTCCGTTTGATAAGCTTAATATATTAACATCTATAGCATATATTACAATTTCTATAATTGTATCTTCGTAAGAAGTTTCTGATATGCTATTGTATATATTCTTGACGCGATTGACTTCCTCTTCATTCTTGATATTCTCTTTAACATATATAGATAACGAGGTTCTTATAGATGTATTATCATAAGATCCTGCACTAATTTGTTTTTCAGGAAACAGAGAGAACGAATAGCAATATAAGCCCGTTCTTGGAATATTTGTATGGTAATTATAAGGCACTATGTTATTATAATACTCTGCGTCATTGTCTGATCTTGATATTTCTCTATTCCATATTATTTCAATTCTATCTAATATACCCATATTCTCTTTATATTCTTCGGGAGTAGCCGTATAGTTCATATGATTATTGAAATTCTTTATAGAATCCTTTCTTCTTGCTATCCATATCAACTCCTTTATATGATGATTAGCATTTGTAATATCTATTGTTTTATGTAATTCAGAAATATTAAATTCGCTTATTGTTCTCTTCGCTGTACTAATTACATAATTAATCTTGTTAGTATTTAGCAACAAAGTACTTCTCTCGATACTATCAAGATATACATAGGAACATATTAGTTGATTCCTAACATCAAATACTCTGTCGCTTGTGCTTACAAAACTCGCGATATCTATCTTATCTTGATGAACTCTATTATACAAGATCGGGCTAACATACATATTCAATATATTACTCCAAACTTGAAATAATCCGTTGAATCCGATATCTATCGTATCTATTTCGAGATAGACTTCATTGTTTTGCAATTTTAACAAAGGCAGGGCCAACGATGGATTTTTAGTAAACCAGAAATTCAATGGTACTTGTATCTGCCTCTGTTTAATACTTGGATTATTATTTGTAGCTATAGGATACGTTATATTATACATTTTATTATTTATAATAGTATACTTCGGAACAAATTTAAAAGGGTTTACCAATTCATCTACATTACCTATAAGCTTATTGTATTTGATACCATCTTTATTAGTCAGCTCGTCCCATATATTTAACCACTCGCCATATAGCGTCTCTATAGTACTCCCACCAATAGTTATACGGGCCTCTTTAATATAATTGTATCCGAGATTAGTTACCCATCTAAACTTGTGCTTGTTTGTCGAATATATCGCAGGTATATTAAAAGTCAAGAACATATTTGATAAAAAATCGGCATACCTTTTAATTTTAAAAGTTAGCTTTGTACCGTTTATAAATCCGCCATTAGCATTCCCTTCAGATGTTAAAGTAATCTGTTCAATGGAAAAATTCGTATGCTTATTATGCACATATTTGTAATAGTTTATTTTAGGATTTTTTGTAATAAAATCAGACATACTCCCATTTAGTACCAATTGCATTAATCCGGCGCCCATATTTTTGATTTTATTCTTAATATAATTGGTTATTATTATGTTTTATTTATATATCTAAGCATTTACCTTTTCTGTATAACTTACTATAAACTTTTCTAAGTCTTCCTTGCTTCTATCTCCATTGTATTCTTTAATTATTTTATCATCTTTTGTTAATACAATAGTAGGAAACCCTGATATATTGTATTTATCTATTCTATCCTTTTCTTCGCGATTGTTATATTTGTTAAAAGTTACTTGGTCGCCGTACTGGGTTTTTAATTGATCCCATGCATCAGATTCATTAAAGCGATCGCAATGCCTGCACCCATCCATGTAATAATACTCTAAGCAATAATTGCGCTTTCCAGTGAATTTCTCCATTATAGTTTGGTTAAAATAAAACATTACAAATATAGCTAATATCAAAAAAGCTATTACAACTACCATGGTAATAATATTGCTGTTATTGTTTTTACTGCGATTGCTTCTGACGGTACTTGAACTATTGAAAGTACTGGAAGTACGGATAGTACTCCTTCCAGCCATTAAATAGTCTAAACTTCTTCTAAATTATAATTAGATAATAATTATTTAGCAGCTAAAATATTATAATGTCTTTATTGCATATTTTCTTAAACTCTTTCTTGAGATTGCCATGATCGTTACTTCCTTTACTATCGAATATTACAACATTGTAAAAGTCTGAACCGTAAGGGTTCTCGTTATCAATTGAATCCTTGATAAATTTAATAAAGTTATCTTTTTCTATTAGGAAAATACGAGTATCTAAACTGTCGTAATTTATATTATCGTATTTATCTATAACATAGGCATTGTAATTATTAGTATTCAAGATATTTTTGCTATCTTCAATATTTTTACATACAATTATAGTCCTGTATACCAAATTATTTCTGTATAGTTCTTCCAACTTTTTTAATATCTCGCACATATTAATAATATTAAGAGCTTGTGCTTTATGTATATTATGAATTAAAAAATGAGTACATAATTTATTTGAAATTTCTAAAATTTTTTCAATTATGTACTCAAAATTATAAACAGAGGATTAAGTATATAACAAGATACCCTTATTATAACTAATAATGAGTGAACAGATCATAAAGATCAATATAGAAGAATTTAAAAGAGAATATGAAAATATCACAACGATACCATCAAATATATTAGAAAGGTCGCTTGAAGTTAAAAATACATACTCGTGTTTTAACTCTTTTTATGATCCTAAAATGATATGGGCCAAGAAGATTTATAATAACAGCAAGGATAAATATAATAAACCAAGGGCTAATAATAGGGTTCGTATTATTATCCCCGAGTTTTCTAAGAATTCTGAGACCAAAAGGTGTTTTATAGGTTATTTAAATAAATTATCTCATAAAAATAAAGACAATATATATGATAAAATACGAGAAATAATAAATAATAGTGAAAATTTAGATGATGTCTTTAGTATAATTTTGAATTATATTAAAACGAGTGACGACGATATATACTGTAATATATTGGACTTCTTTAACGCCGAGTATTTAACTGCTAATATCAATAATCAATGGGATAATTATATAAATAATAAAGGGTGGAACCCGCCCCCCTACGTATATGAAAACAACCTTCTATTGCTAAACGATGAATATGATATGTATTGTAAATATATTAAATGGAAAAAGGGAATACATAACATGAATAAAGTATGGGCGAAGTATAAGAACGACGAGCTTATTGTATTACTAAATAATATCTGCGACCACATATATTTTATAATAGATTCTAATGATCATAAATATCACAAATATATATTAGATATATTATTGGAACAAATATATAAATTATTGTGTATAAAAAAATACCCCAATATTATTAATAAAATTAAAAATATAGATATTAAAAATTATGATAGTTCAACTAAATTCCTTATTTATAATATTTTAGAGTTATAAAAATAAAAAAATTATTTCTATATAATAGTATAGAGTAAGAAATAGTATAATGAAAGCAAACAACAACAACCTGTCTTTTTACAGTAGCGCAATAATTCAAGCTATATTTGCAATACTGCTAATAATCATCCTGAGTTACATTTATAAGCTTGAAAATATGGGCTGCGAATGCTCTGAACATCCTAATAAAGAGTTCATCAAAAACTTTACAATAGTTGCTTTAGCATATTTCCTAATAACATCTATAATATCTCTTAAAAGCGTTGCCGAAAGCATGGGATTCGTAGTTGTCCAACTGCTATCTATAGCAACTTTTGTGTTCTTCCTAATGTTCGTAGTATATATATATTACGCATTCGATTATGTTAGATATTTAACCAATGAAAAATGCAAATGCTCTGAAGATTTAAGCAGAGATATTATATCCGTAGGTACCATGATATCCCTATTTTTATTCTTAACCTCGCTTTTCACTATTATAATCGTCCCTATATTACTAAGCACTTTAAGTGACCTATTAAACAGAATAGAAGTTTTTGAAAGTGAAATTGAGGATACTGTAAGCAATCCTTTTAGAACTATACAACGAACTCCAGATAAAATCCTATCTTCTGTAAAAGACGTGGGCAAATTTGTTAATAGCTCTGCTAAAAAAATAACCAATCTAAGAAGAAGTAAATATTAAATTCGACCAACTCTCTTTTACACCCTTGAAGATTTAAAATGGCACAAAATATTTATTTTTTATTGTGTATTATTATGAAGTAAGCAAATATCCTATTGATAAAGTCATTTGTTTAGATGAAACTTCCATACAACATGCCATGATGTTAGAGTATGGTAGATGTCAGTTAGGTAAGAAGTGTGTTGTAAAAACAGATGATAACTATGTATTTAGAAAATTCACATTATTAGTAGCAATAAATAATTCAAGGTGTGTAGGTTCTAAACTATATCAACAAGGTGGTAGGACGAAAGAAAGATTTGTAGATATCTTATAAGAACATGTCTTTAGTAAATACAAAGACCATCTAATCATATTAGATATTGCTGGAAGTCATAATAACCATTTTGTGAAAGATGCTATTATCAATAGTGGTAATAAATATTTATTTAGCATTCCATATACACCGACAACAAACAGCCCTATAGAAAATTACTTTAATCAAATAAAGCATCATCTTAAGTTAAATAAAAGGGTATTGAAATATGATGAATTGAATGAAGAAATAAAAAAATGCTATTAAAATGGTAAGAAAAGAAAATTATAAAAACTATTTTAATAATGCTTATAATAAGAAAGGATTGAGACAATACAAAAGAAAATTATCAACCAGATACAGAAAGACTAAAACATATAAAATAACATAAGAATATATTATATATAAATATAAGATTATAGCATCATTATGCGACTTAAAACACAATTGTATCCAGAACAACAGATGCAAATAAATGATGAGCTGATAAATGTTTTGAACTTGAATGAAGATATTTCCCTTATCTTACACGAATTAGATATGAATAAAGAACTACAAGAACAGATTATGAACTTCTTACCAAAGATACATACTTATTTTTCTATGAGTACTATAACAACAATATCATGCCCTGAAAAGATTAAGATACCATACTTATCAATTATTCGTCATCTATTGAAAGATGAATATCAAATTTTGAGTACAGAATATAAAATCAAAGTAGAACCTAAACCCATAAGGACAAAGAAGTATTATTTTATCAAAAAAGTAGCAGATAGGCAAGATATAAAAAATTGACTATAATAGTATAAAATACACATATACCATTATGAACAACCAAGAGAAAGGTCTGTTATATGAGAAAATTGAAACTGAATGGTTATATCAATAGAGTAAAAAAACGAACAAAAGATGATTAACAAGTTCAAAAACATATTTGGAGATACTGATATGTTGTCGTATGCTTTGGTGATTTTGAACAACGCAAACATATGAAATATAAAGAACCAATTGATGGTAAAGGTATTAGAACTTTATTCAAAAAATCAGGTTATAATACCTATTTAGTTGATGAGTTTAGGACAAGTTGTAAATGTTGTAATTGTGAAGGAGGAGATTATGATAAGAGGAAATCCTAAACAATGGAAAAATAACTATGCTTTAGTATATGGGCTATTACGCTGTAAGAGCGGTTGTGGATTATGGAACAGGGATGTTAATGGTGCTAAAAACATTTATAAAATAGCTTATAATCATATAAATGGATTAGAT